CGATCTCGCTGTTAAGTTTATCCATGCGTATGATGGCCTTACTATGGGTCAAGCCGTAGGCGTTATTGCAGCTTTATCACCCAACAATAAATGGGAGAGGAATTGTATTGATGCTGAGGCAATGATCAAAACGTGGTCTATTGGTGGTGATTACAATGTGATTAAGGTCTGTACCTTCAACCCTAATAAAGCTAAGGCCGTAGCTATTCTTAGTTTGGATATGGAATCAGTAGACACTGAAGCCATACCAACTATCCTAAGTGGGCAAAAGGTTGTAGCTTTCTATCGCTCTATTATGGGTGATAAGAACGCCGTCTGCGTTGATGGTCACGCCTACGCTATATTTATTGGCGAGCGTATACCAACTACCAAAACACCATCTATCACGCCTAAATTGTTTGAGACTATTCAACGCGCCTATCAATTAGTTGCTAAGCGTAGCGCCGACTTATGCGGTGTTGAGCTATCACCAACACAGGTCCAAGCTGTTACTTGGGTAACTTACCGGAGATTAATTCATGGCTAAGGTTACTGGCTTCCTTAACTGTTACGAACGCGACGAACTTGAGCAATGGCTAGATGATGTGGAAGATCTAGCCTATGCTGATGATAACATTGATGATCACGATCTTAAAGCAACTTACTATCCTGAGGAACTCTGACAATGAAAGTATTAATTGCTTGCGAGTATTCTGGTGCTGTGCGTGATGCTTTCATTAACAATGGGCATGATGCAATGAGTTGTGATTTATTGCCTACTGATGTTCCAGGGAATCACTACCAAGGTGATGTATTTGATGTTATCAATGATGGTTGGGACCTTATGATTGCCCACCCACCATGTACTCACCTTGCTGTATCTGGTGCGCGATGGTTTAAAGATAAGGTCAAAGAACAGGCCGAGTCTTTAGAGTTTGTCAGGCGCCTTATGGATGCACCAATAGATAGGATAGCTATTGAGAACCCTATTAGTATTATCTCCTCTCGCATTAGAAAGCCTGAGCAGATCATACAACCATGGATGTTTGGCCATCCTGAGGCTAAGGCTACTTGTCTTTGGTTAAAGGGGTTACCTACCTTGAGTGCTACTGATGTACTTTCTAAGCCAGAGTGTGGGTATTGGTCTAATCAAACACCTAGCGGGCAGAATAAACTAGGACCTTCTAAGGATAGGTGGAAGGAACGTAGTAAGACCTACCAAGGAATTGCTATTGCTATGGCTAATCAATGGGGGACATTAAAGTGAAGCATCTTACTAACCTTTGTTTATTCCTACTACCTCTCACAATCACCTATGCTATTATTTCCAGTATTGGCACAGAGGGCAATCATTATGGTGCCCCTGATAATGCTGCTGTGTCTCATTCGGGTCTATCGCAGGCTGATGGTAAGTAAATGACACAATCATTAAAGCAACAGGTACGGGCTGCTATTAAGCGTGGTGAGATAGACTTGGCCCTTCAGCTATTGAGGGGTCTTGAGAATCCAAAACCACCTAGTCCTCAAAGGGTATCTTATCTCAATCGTCCTTACTACAACTCTAAACTCAGATACGAAAAATGACAACCGCAACAAAGGATAGAGAGCCTAACTGGGATAGTTTCCCGCCAGAGATGAGGCGTATGATTGAACAGATCAGGCAGAAAGGATCTGATTCATTGACTGAGATGCAAAGGATGTTAATTGTGGAGATATTTAGGGCAGCTACGATGACAACAGAGCCCAGGGTAATGTGGGTTCGTAAGAAGATCCAAGAGGCCCACCTAGACTATTGCTTTAGGTTACCAGCCCTGAAACGTAAATGATCACTACTCCTTGGTCTTATTGGTTTAGTGATGGCACTAATGGATGTGTTATGGCTTATAACAAAGCCCATGCAATAGCCACGATCATCGAACTTAACCCAACCCAACCTATCCTTTCCCTCACCTTACATCTGGAACCTGAATGGACTTCGAATCCGCATTGCGAATCACAAGCCGTCAACATTTGCCCAACCCAGAAACCTTAGCTAAACATTTAAGTGATGTATTAACGTGGAGGCAACTGCGTAAGCTAGCCAAACGTAATCACTTAAAGCAATACAGCTACCTAAACAAAACAGGGTTAGCGTCAGTATTAGCATATCAAGCATTTAACAAAGCATCTCGTAACCCACAAATCCATGGCTTATCAACAATACCGGGAAACTAAATATGAGGTACAACTCTATGGGTTGTTACATTGTAGTTTGGATAGATTGATTGATCTTGGGTCTAGGTTAGAAGCCCACAGTGACGTTCTTGCTACCCATGAAGAGGATATTGACACGGGGGAAGTAACTAAGCTTCCTGATGTACACCCTGAGGATCTACTATTGGCACAATTAGGTGTTGATGGAGCAGAGGAAGAGATTGAAGCAACACAAGAACTAGTAAAGGTTGTATCAAGGATAATGATTATTCGTAATGCTAGAAACATTATCCAATCATCACAAGCCTCTTAACTTATGGCCACACCTGATCAACTCGCCCGTCAATTACAGCGAGAACTTGATGCCCGTAGTGAAGCAATTAGCCGACTAAGGGAACGCACAAAAGCAGCAGAGGACCGGCTTTATGCTAGTTCTACTGTTTATGGAACAGCGTTTATTAAGCAAGGGTTAGAGGGTATTACTAATGAGATTGCTGATAAGATTAGTCGCATCAGTCAGGGGTGGGCTACTGATAAGGCCACAGCAGTTGTTATGATTAAGGATTGTGATCCTGGTGTGTTGGCATTGATCACAGCTAAGTGTGTGTTGGATGTATTGGGGGTAAGAAGTAGGGAGGGCTTATGTTATCCAGCGGTTGCTCATCGTATTGGGTCGATGATTCACGATCAGCTAATGATTGATGACTTTCAAAGTAAGTATCCAATACAATTTAACGAAGCTAAGTCTCGCCTTCATGCACATAAGGGGTATCGGTATAAGGTACAGCGATACACAGCAGTAATGCGTAAGAATGGAATAGATAGGTTGAAGTGGACAAGTAGTGTTAAACACTTGGTTGGTGGATGGTTGTTTGATCGGTTGGTGGAGGCTACGGGCTGGGTGACCGTTAAGCAGGTCTTCACGAGCCCGAAAAGCAGTCAGAACACCCTGGTATACCATCCAGAGTTTCTAAAGGCCAAGGGGGCGCTCATGGAGCAGGCTGAGGCGTTTGCTGGTTGTATGTGGCCGATGCTGTGTGAGCCCAACGATTGGAGCACTAGAACAGTAGGTGGGTATTTGACCAATGATTTGAGAAGGCTAACTTCCCTGATCAGGACTGGGGTTTCAAGGAAAAAGCGGCGAAGTCCCCCACTTAAGCCAGATAGCACGGCTCTTGTCATGCTAAACCGGCTCCAGAAGGTCCCCTATCGAATCAACGACAGGGTGCTGGAGCTAGCCAACTTCTGTATGGAACGCCGCCTTAGGGTGGGTAAGTTTCGAGCGGAGGAGCCAACACCTCCACCGCCAAAGCCAGAACCCTGGGAGACTGCCACAATCGAGGATCGTAATGCTTATAAAAAGGCACGAACTGAGATTGAGGATATGAACGCAGCTCTGGCACAGAAGAACTATCGAACAACTGAGGCTCTTTATGTAGCTAACAAGTACAAAGGTGAAGTCTTTTGGGTTCCTTGGTCGTTTGACTTTAGGGGTAGGGTTTATCCTATTCCCACAAGCCTCAGTCCTCAAGGTACAGATTTCGATAAGAGTCTGATTTACTTTGAAGAAGAGGGTCCTGTTAATGAGTGGTGGTTAGCCTTTCAGGTTGCTACTACTTATGGACTAGACAAAGCACCAATGGATGAGAGAATAGCATGGGTCAAAAAAAACCATGGATTCATTACTCGAATAGCTGTTGATCCAGAGGGAACAGTTGGTCTATGGGAAGCAACAGAAGAACCCTGGTGTTTTATTGCTGCTAGTATTGAATACTATGAATGTGTTATCAAGGGAAGCAAGAAGACATCTGGTCTTCCTGTGTCAGTTGATGCTACTTGTTCTGGTCTTCAACATTTATCAGCATTAGCACTAGATAAGACTGCTGCTGAAATGGTCAACGTTGTTCCTACTGACAAACCATCTGATGGATATAAGATCGTTGCTGAAAAGGCAAAGGAGATTCTTCCTGAGCATCTTCATCATTTGATCACAAGAAAAGTAACCAAGAGAACTGTCATGACGACTCCCTACGGGGTAACAGAAAACAGTGCTCGTGATTACATCCGTCAGGAACTCAAGGGAATTAAACTTGAGAAGGGTGAGTTACAGATGATCGTGAAAGCTATCTATCGTTATGGTGTCAAGCAAGTCTTTGATGGTCCTTGTCGTTCCATGGAGTTCATCCAGAAGGTGGCGGGTGAATGTATCAAAGCTGGTAAGACAACTGTTGAATGGGTGACACCTTCTGGGTTTCATGTCGTTCAGGAGTATCGCCGTAATGATGTGGATAGAATTGAAACTAAACTGCTTGGTCAAACTGTAAAGACACACCTCTTAAAGGAATGGGATGAACGACAGATCAACTTAGCTAAATCCAAGACAGCAGCATCACCCAATCTAGTTCATAGTTTGGATGCAGCGTTGCTTCACCTTGTATTTGCGGAGTGGGATGCCCCATTTACTGTGATACATGATTGTGTGCTTGGTCGTTCCTGTGATATGGATGACATGGGCAGCATGATCCGTGATAAGTTCATTGAGATCTACTCACAGCCGGTGCTCCAGCAATGGGCAGAACAGCTAGGGGTTGACTTTGATGAAGATGTCATGTTAAATACCCTTGACATCAATGATGTCCAACAATCCGCTTACTTCTTTTGCTAATGGAACTAAAGGAAATTGCTGAGCTTTTGGGTCTTCACCCTTCTGTGATTGATAACTACTACGAAGAGTGGCAGTTTCAAGAGAAGGATACTGAAGAGGATCATTATGAAGTATCCTTTGAGGAGTACCTTTGTAATGTCTTTGCTGAGTGTGCGTTCTTGACCGAGGCTGCCGAAAACGGTAGCAATGCTATGGCATGTCTTGAAGCATATGATGAAGCGTACACCACCGTTGAGAGTATCCTTGAAGCCTGAACTTTTGGAACTAACTATTCCCTCCGACGCTTACGCTATTGAGTTAGCGGAAAGCATTAACATTGGCTATGGCCTTTGTTGGTTACCAGAACATGTTCAGTATTGGGCAACCCGTGCTGATCTTGAGCTGGATGACACCCTGGTTGAGTTTCTCGACCTTATTGCACAACACGAATTTCTTACCAAAGATGTCTGATACACGTTTCATCATCACCACAAGCCTCGAAGGTTACATCAACGCACTTGTTCCTGGTGGTAAGTTTAACAACTGCACCATTGGATTTAAGGTGCCTGAGGAATACCTGACTAAGTTTGAAGATGCCTATCAAAAGGCATTGGAATGGGGTAAGAACAAAATGGCTGGTAAGCGATTCTCTGCTGAACTTCCCAAGTGGGATGAGGAGGGATTTGTTAAGGTCAGCTACGGTGGTGAAAGCACAACTCCTATGTTCCCTTGGGTGGATACAGATGGAGTACCGATTGATCTTGACACACAGATCTGGAAAGGTACTGTTGTTAAGTTGATCGTGGATCTAAAGCCTTATGTCTTTGGGCAGAAGGTTGGATGTTCCGTTAAGGTACGAGGTGCTCAGGTCCTGAAGCTGGTTAGCGGAGGTGGCTCTGATAGCGGTGGATTGGACGAGGATGGCGTTGCTGCGCTGTTTGGCAAGACAGAGGGCTTCAAGGGTGGTAGCCCCAGCTTTGAGCCTGCTGAGGACCCTGGGCTAGGGCCTGTTGGGTATGACGCTGATGACGTACCCTTCTAATGCCTAAATACCGTAGCCGTCTTGAAGAAAGGTTGGCACGGTGGTTTGAACTGAATGGGCACCAGTTCGAATATGAAACGCTCAAGCTAAACTACACCTTATCGTCAGTATACACACCTGACTTTATCCTGCCCAATGGAGTTATCTTGGAAGCCAAGGGTTACTTTAAACCAGAAGATCGAAGGAAGATGTTAGCCGTTAAAAAGCAGCATCCCGCCCTTGATATTCGACTTGTCTTCCAAGCTCCACACAATACGCTCACAAAAACCAGTAAGACTACCTACGCTAAGTGGGCAGAGAATAATGGTTTTCTGTGGGCACCATCCCATGACATTCCCCATGACTGGCTCTGTTGACAAACGCGATCAAATCCTTGAGAGTATTGGTGAGGACTTTGCTGATACTCTCGTCACATGTGTCGATTACGTTCACACTGGCACCATTACGGCGTCAGATGTAGTGGATCGATTCATTGCTGAACTAGAGGACTGGATCGCTTATCATTCACAGATGACTACCGCAGCTGATGCAATCCGATCTGCTCTCACAGAGCGAGTTTCTGACACATGAGCCGTGCCCACAGTGTGGAAGCAGTGACGCCTTGGCCCGATATACTGACGGCCATGCCCACTGCTTCTCCTGTGGCGCGTATCAACACGGAGACTCTGACTCTATTCATGTTCAATCCCACAAGCCTCTTAAATTAACCATGGACTTTACTGGGGACTTTGTTCCTCTCAAGGGTAGAAACCTAAGGGAAGATACCTTAAAAAAGTTCAACGTTCGCTATGACCACGACACCAAGACTATTCGGTTTCCTTATTACTCACAAGCTGGCCAACTGGTTGGTTTCAAGAGTAGGGACACCGATAAGGACTTTAGGTGGACTGGTAAGAACGAAGACCATGCCCTCTTTGGTCAACAACTATGGGGTCGTGGTAAGGAGATTGTTATCACCGAAGGCGAGTTAGATTGCCTTAGTGTGTATCAAATCCGTCCCACCTGGCCAGTTGTTAGCCTCCCAAACGGGGCACAGGCAGCCAAGAAAGCCCTACAGCATCAATTGAAATGGCTCATGGGGTTTGAGTCCATTGTCCTCTTCTTTGACTCAGATGAGGCTGGACAACAAGCAGCACAAGACTGTGCCAGTTTGTTTCCCCATGATAAACTATTCATTGCTCGGCTTGATTCCTACAAAGATGCCAACGAGGCATTAATTGCGAAAGACTATGAGGCGATCACATCAACAGTCCTCTGGAATAGAAAACCCTATTCCCCCAAGACTGTCATCGACGGACGAGACTTATTTGCTCTTGCAACTCGGCCCCTTCATGGTAGGGATGCTGATTGGCCCTTTACTGCTCTTGACCGTATCACTAGTGGTCTTAGAAAAGGGGAGTTGGTCACTGTCACCTCAGGTTCCGGCGTCGGTAAGAGTACCTTCTGTGGTGAAA